CCTTTCCACGTATCATGCGTGGTTGGGAATTAGCGTGTAAGCAATTTCCTACAATTACTGCAGATATCCGTCTAAAGGATATCATAAATGGCACAACCTAAAGTAAATCGCTACTACAGTAAGGATCTAACTATCGTTCTGTCATTCGAACGGTTGCGTAGCAACATCGATATGTCAGACATGGTAGGTCATGAATTACTCCGTACCTTGACAAACAATGCAATCATTAGTGATGCATTGCGCGTTACTGGTTACAAAGTAAATCAGAGAGTCACTACTGTAGATTGGGATGAGAAGAATAAATCATTCCAACCACTCCCTAACATCGGCGGTTTAGTCCGCAAGATGAGCTAAAATGACCATTAAGCATCGATCGTCTCCGCATTTAAATTATAAATGGCAGAGCGATTCATATGATGGCATATCATGGCAACGATTTCTTATGGGTACGCTCTATAAAGCGTCCGATGAGTATATCGATTACCAGGATGGCCCTAAATATGTGGATTTCCATTCCAATTGGAAACGGTGTTCACATATGAAGTCATACGTTGCTAGTGGTCTCGCTGCCACTATCCGTGCCTTCGTCCCGCGAACGTGGCCTGTGTACACGGAAGTAGAGCAACATTGCCCTATTTCCTTTGTACCAAGCCTTAAACCCGAATCAATATCGGGTGTTAATAATCACGTGACGAATACGGCTGTGGCCCTATTACAAGACAAGTTTGACCTTAATTGTAAGGATCGTGTCTTGGGCTATTCATACGCCCTTGATTTGATTCCTTATTTAGGTGCATTCTTGAAAGCCTCCAGTGTGTTAAATCGCATTGGGCGGTGGGCTGCCAAACGAGGCAGAGCATATCGAGATCGGCCGTTTACAACGGTCATCTACGATGCTATGCGCGCCGATCTAATTAATCGGTTCGTTATACAGACCACCATCGCAGAAACGCGTCAAATACTAACTGTATATGAGCGTTGTACGCGTGCCTGGGAACAGGCGCACCTGCGAAATACAGGATGGACCACTCTGACCGCGCAAGCGACCACGAGTAAAATAATCGAAACTGGCCAAAGTAGTGTAAAATCTACGAAGGACAATCTCGATTGGCCCAGGGCTGTATGGGGCTGGGATCACATAATCGGCGTCACTTCTAAAGTGCACGCTGTATTGAGGTTAGAGTACGATATCGCTAAAGCTGACCCGGTTAAATGGGTCGCTAGAGCATTAGGTATCACTACCCCTCTTGAATCTGCATGGGATAAGATCCCATTCAGCTTCGTATGTGATTACTTCTTTAGGGTCGGCGAATTGATCGAATACATTTCCGATAAAGATACGTCGCAAGACGGTCTCGTCGGGAAAGTATGTGATATTGCCCATGTTTGGGCAACATCAGAATCGCGTGATGCTTACGAAACCATTAGAAATAGTGGTTATGTAACACCAGGCGCTTCTTACACACGGTTACTCAATGTTGAGTTCAGCGATAGCTGTTACCAAACATCTGAGTTTTATCGTGGTCCGATCGATATGTCCGACAGCTCGGGATTCTGGGATAAAGGAGGTTTTTGGCGCCCTCGTTTATCTTCCACAAGGAAACGGACTCTCCTCGAAATGGTGCTATTACGCGCCAAGTGAGTTCAAATCTATTAACCTTATAAAAGAGGTCTTTATGTCCTTGGTATTATATGCCGCTGGCTCTAGCGCTAATCACTCTTACGTTACCCGTTCAATGGGGGCTGAAAAAGTCGTGATGGTTGAGACTACCGTTGGTAGCCTCAGCGATCCTTTGACTTTGGTTCAGTCCTTATCATTGAAAGGGCCAAACGCTCAAGGTAATCAGCGTTATTCCGTCAGCATCCGCAGGAACGTTACAGATCCTGCAACAAAGTTACCCTATACGGGGTCGGTCGCTACGACGGTATCTATACCGAAGAACGGCACGTTCACCGCAGGGATGGTCAAAGAC